TTAGGAGAAGAAAATTTAACTCCTTATACTGCTTGGGGTGATCTCCCTGGTATTAGAAAACTTCCTTTTATTCCTCAACGCTTAAAAGGAATAACAATACCAAATCAAAATTATGAAATATTTGAGCAGGCATTGACTGATCCTATGTATGCTAGAGATTTATTAACTAAAGATTATGGTGTTAAATATACTAAACCAAATTATTTTCCTACCTTATATAACGTTTTAAATGGTAATAAGGAATAATCCACAAAAAATCTTAATAACTTTGTGAATTAAGCAGGTAAAAGGTTGGATTTTTAAGCTTTTATTGACTGCCTAAAAAATAGGCAAACTCAGGTTAAGCTTTCTTCTTCCTCTACAAGAGATACATCACCGCTTAATAATACAGATGTGGTAATGTGCATATTCTCAAACTGCAAAAGAGAATTTGCTTGGGCGTTGGTATTCGTAATCGGTTGATGATCGATATTATCTAAATCTAGTGATTCCAGTATTTTACTATCGGAAATTTTAGAGAGGGGAGCTTTTTGACTTTTTAACAATTCAATAATTAGGTTTTTATCTGCAAGCTGTTCTTTTAAAAAAAGTAGTTCAGAGTTTATAGCGGGAGCAGTTTTTATTTCAGAAATTGCTAGTTTATTTTCCAACTCCTGAACAATAAAGTCTTTCTTGAGTAAAATATTTTCCATTTCTTTTATAACCAACTCTTTTTTATAGTTGTTTTCTTCGAGAGTTTTAATGATATCCCCTCTCTCAAGAATGGTAGTTTCAAGTTGCTCGCAAGAGGAATTTAGAGCATTTATCCTTTCTTCAAGTTTGCTTATTGATAAATCTTGATTGCGATTAAGATTTTCTAACTCTCTTAAGCTGCTTTCTTTTACAAGCACAAGCGATTTTTGCACTTCTAATTGATCTCGGAGTTCTGTTATGGATTGCTGATGGTTCTCTACAAGTAAATCTTTTTCGTAAATAGCGGTAACGATAAGAGCTTCTTTTTCCTGAATACGCAAACGCTCTACAGTTATTTGATTTTGTAGCTGGGTAATAGTGTTTTGTTTTTCAGTTATAATTAAATCCTTAGCAACGATTCTCTCATTTAAAGTATTACACTCTAAAATTCTTGCATTTAAAGTTTGTTCTGTATTTACAAGACTTGTGCTATTTCTAGCTGTAAGGTTAGTTTGAACGGATAACTGATTTTGTAATTCTGTAATAGCACTATTTCTTGAAGCAATGATATTATCCTTTTGAAGTAAAGCAGTTCTTAATTGCTCTACCTCAATAAGTAAATTATCACGTTGTATCTGAATAGGAGCTTTTGGTAATTCTTTTAACTTCATATTGCAAATCTTAAACCTGCGGTAATATTATGCACTCCATAATTACGATTGCCTATATTTTTAAGGCCTCCAATCGTTCTGGCTTTATTATTTCCTAGATTAAAATAATTATAGCTTACATCTAGCGTAGCCGTCTCGCTAATTTTTATATCTATACCGCCAGTTAGTTTATAAGCAAATTTATAAAATGTCTTTTTTTGGGACTTTGCTAAAGGGACATAGACTCTATCTTCTGCTGAGAGAGCAAAACCTTTGCCAACTTCTTTTAATGTAGCGACTCCAACTCCCCCACCAATAAAAGGAGTTATTTTACCGAGTTTAAATACATCTTTATATACATTAAGCATTAAACTATCAGCTTTGGTTGTTACTAATATTTTAAAAATATCTTTGTTCGAATTAAATGAAGTTTCATTAGTATGAAATAGAAAATAATAATCAAAAAGTAGTTCAGTCCTAATTGATTCGTTTAATTTAACGCCTACTCCGAATTCAATTAATGGAAAGCTATTTGTAAGTCTAATTTTACCTTCAAAATCATGATTGCTGAATTTAACTGTATGAATATGATTTATTCCTATTCCGGCTTTTACATAATATTTATTATCTGCTAAAGTTAGCCCAGAAAATAATAAGCTAGTAACAGCAATTAATTTGATGAGTTTCTTAAACATTTTAAATTCCTTTATTATTAGTTAATACAAAATCAAGTAGGGCAAGGCTATCGGCCTCATTATCGTCTACAGGATTAAAACCCTTGTTTTTAACGGCAGTTATTACGGCCTGCTTATCGGCGTTTCCTCTGCCCGTAATATGTTTCTTGATTGTTCCAACAGGAATCCCTGAGTATGGTATCCCGTGATGTTCGCACCAGCTGGTCAGATGGGCAACGAATCCTCCGTATTTATGGGCAGCATCAACACCCTTATGCGCTCTTACCTCTTCAAAATAAATCGCATCAATAACTCGCAAAGTATTTTTAAAATCGGTAAGCCATCGTTTAAAACGTAAAAAAGGCATGCCCCCCCCTTCAAACCTACCTGTTTTAAAACTTGCAGTTCCTGAAGTGATTTTGCCGGAGTTATCGCAAGTAGCAAAGCCGGTAGTACTACCAAGGTCTAGAGCTATGATAATTGATTGTCTCATTTCCCAAGCTCTTTCTCAATTTCTAATTCTTTCTCAATTATTTCTTCAGCAATTTCTTCTAAAGGATTATTAGGACCGAACCAGTATATTGAACCGATGCCTAAAGCAACGGCAAACATAAGAGCTAATATATGCATAATTTTTTCTTTTTAATTATATCACGGAATAGCTACAAGCTTGAAAAATCGTAATTATTCACAAATTATTATCTTCTCCTTGCGCAAGCATAACCAAATAGGCTTTTTTTGCCCATTCTTCCCAGTTTTTAAAGGCAAGTTCTCCGTCCTTTTTACGAACGTCTTTATAGGGACTTGGTACTCCGGCGCTCATAAACGGCTCGATGCCGACTAAGTTTTGTGCCCATGCTGCCCATTTTGTTTCATCATGGAGGATGGGGAGAGGAAAATCCGAGTAATCATCGCAAACGGTAGCTGCCCAGTATTTAACGCTAATATATTTGGGATAGACGCTAATCATGGCCTACCGTCATTTATTTCAGCTAAAACAAAGGTAGTTCCCATCTGATAACCAGAACCGATACCTTCTGATTTAAAGGTAAAATTAATGTTTCTTCCTTGTTTGCGTTCATTAATAGCAGGTCTAACAGTATTTTCCTCTCCATCAATAGTAAGGTCATAAGTAGCCGTTACGGGAGTACTTGTGGGATATTCATACGTATTGATACTAACAGTCATTTTTATTTTTTTTGTACCTACAATATTAGGCTCTATCCTCTCTATACCTATGTTGTAATCAATCCCTGCTACCTGTTTTTGTGGATTAAAGGTAGCATAAGAGATTATAGGCGTGGTGAAGAAAGAAGGAATAGCTTTAACCTGCTCTTCTACTTCCTTATAAAGATTAACCTGATCATTTCCGACTTCATGTTCCCAGACGTAACTGTTATTATCACCTTCGTAAGGACTCAAATTTTTGCCAACAGTGTACATATTACCGCCGGTATTATCAAAATAACCGGCTGCCCGTTCTATAGCCGTATCATACCAGGTATTATCTACAACATTGTAAATAACGGCTCTGGTGCATCCAACATTAGCATCTTTCCCTTTTTCAGGATAGAACCACCATATTTCATCTCTGCTTACGTTTTTGACGCCAAAGACCCTTTGACGTTTATTCATATCGATTGAGTCAAAAAAAGTCTGACGATTAAGATTATTTTCAAGCGGAAGAACTACACCGTTGAATACAAAAAATCTTTGTGTTCCCGGCCAGTAGAATATTCCGTCATATTCAACTACGCTATTTGAAGATAAAATGGAGCTATCTCTTGATAATACCTTTCTACTAAAAGAAAGGTCATCAGGATCGCTAGTGGCCTGATTATTGCTACCCGTAGTGTTGGTAATAAGAACAACGGAGCCGAGTGTCCAGAAGATTATAGTCGGAGAGTTTGCTCCTCCTCGCCATTCTGCGCCGTAGATTACTTTATCGGTGCTAATATTGATGGAATATTTATCTGCAGCAAAAAGAAACGGAAGTTTTAGGCTTGTTTTCTTACCGAATTTTTCTTGTGCTACCGATGACCATCTAACAAGTCCGTTATTGCCGTAATAAAACAATCTACTTCCCGCGTAGAGCATTCCTCCTGTTGCTTCCTGATAAACAAAATTAGGAAAAGTTGTTTTATAGAAGGCTGTATTTTCTACTGCAATTTCTCTTTTCACGAAAATATTATCAATCGCTTCACTACTGTTAATATCTGTGTAGTTTTTTATCCCTAAACACAATATTATCTTTGTTGGAAGGCTATTTATAATGCTTGTTACTACTACAAATTGGGTTAAGATATTTGTTGGATTAGAGAATTTTGCAAAGTAAGTTGAGGTTTGACCACCAATATTGTTATAAGTAGCATCTATTACGCTATATTTATGGTTCTGCTTAACAAGAGAAACTCCAACTAAAATGTGTTTATTTCCATCACTATCATAGTATATAAGAGCTGCGGTCGGAGTAGAGCTAGGTGGCAACAGTTCAGGTATAGTCCGCAGATATATTACATAATTTTTCATTCCTCCGATATTCTGAGGTTGACCTCTAAAAAATCTGACCCATTGTCCCTTGGTGCAGTAACTTCCTTGAAAAGAAGAACCATCACGGAGTATCCCCGGCTTGTAGATAATAGGAAACATCTGTTTTTGCGTAGCCATAAATTATCCTACATCTCTTTTTACGCTACGATCAATATAACGATCTTTTGTCAGGTTATTAGCAGCAGTTAAGCTTTCCTGATATAATTTTGTATAAACAGGCATTCTCTGATCATCCTTTAAATAAATAAGAGCCTCTAAAAAGGCAGCATAAAATAGAAGATCAGGGTAGTAGTCCGTTAGTATGTTTGTTTGATTATCCTCTGTAATTAAGTTGGGTCGCCCATTATATATTAACCGATAAACATTATTTTGAGCAGGAGTTGGGCTTATAAAAATTCTATCATAAGGCTTAGTATTCGGTTGTATTTTATCGGCATAAAATAGCGGTGGATTATCAATAGTAGCGGTATCGACATTTGGCCAATAATTTATGCAAAACTCATAACTTCTTGGAAATAAAATTACATTATTAGTAAATAGGGATTCAGGCGTTCCATAGCTTAGAGAGATAGTTTCCTGCCAATCTGGAGGTTTTGAGATATTAGCATTATTTGCCTGAAACTGACCGTCAAATGCCTTTTGAAAACCTGTGGTATTTAGCTCCTTCCAGATTTTCTGCTGTCCCATCTCAATAAAATAGGGAATGGCGGCAGCAAATTCAATGCTACCTCCTCTATTGGCATAAGCTATTATTTGGTTTAAAAGAGTAGTGTAATTCATATTCAGTTACGACTAATATCATTCATCAATTTTTTGTTATAATCATCACCTAAATCGTAAATACCAACTGCAACAATTTTACTTAGAGTTATATAATCTGTTTTTTTAAGTTATACTGTCTCAGTATATGCAATTATGAACCAGTTAGTATATCCCAAAGGTGTATAGTTCCCTACTATCTGTAGACAACCTCCCGATCCGATAACTATTTCTTTTTTGAAATTATCTAGGTTATCTCCAAGAGAGGTTTTAATTATCATAGAATAGCTTGCTGTTAGACTACTTGGTCGTTGTTTGAATATGAATTGCTTACCATCTGTAGCTTCTGATAATACTGGCAACGTAATAGTACAATTACCAAAGCCTATAATAAAGATATCATAAATAGTAGCCTGATAACTAGCTCCATCATTTATAGCTAGAAAACTTGGTGCAAAAAAAGGCGGCATAAACTCTTTCCAGTATGAATCTTGTCTAACATTTAGTTTTTTTGTATCTGTATTATAAATTACTAATCCATCTTGAGGATCGAGAAGAGCATCTCGCTGAGTAGTTGTCATTCTTGCATGCAGTAAACCTCCTTCGCTTGAATTTATTTCAAGAAGTGCTGATGGAGAAGAAGAGCCTTCGCCAAGTTCGCCGTTAATGATAGTGCATACCCTGCTATCTGCTCCTGTTCCTTGCATTTGAAACGTTACCGGTGTTAGCCCGTCCACAAGTATTACTCCTGTATCTGCAACATTGTCGTTACTGCCGAACTGCAACGCTCCAAGATTACTTAATTTATATAGAGGAATGCTATCGACGGCTTTATTTTTCCTAGCTTGTTGTAATGCAGCTATTTTAAGACCGCCGTCTTTTATTTTTTTCCCTGTTTCTCCGCTAAAAACGGCAATATTATCATCTGACGCTACTTCCGGTCCCGTTACATCTCCGGTTCCGCCGCCGCCCTCTTTCAACTCTATCCATTTATCTCTACTGTAATATTCCTCATAACCAGTATCGCTGTTAAAGATAAGTGTCCCGTCCTTGATCGGTTTTTCCGGGTTATCGGTATTAACTAAAGCATCTCTTTCTTCAGTTGTTACGATTGGAGGATTAAAACAGCTATTTTTATCTTTATAGTTAATCTGTAGTCCATTTAACTGGGTTATAGGCTTACTTGTTCCTTTATCTATCGGCATATATTCCTCATTGATTTATTCTGGGTCAGCTACAACGGTAATAGTTCCCCACTTACCTTCGTCAAAAGTCCTAAGCGTCTTGTCTAAATTCGGTTCTGTATTATCAAAATAAGTGAACCCATCTACCTGATTTTCTTCTGTTTCTACTTCTTCTTTTTTTCCTGTTGGAAATATGAAAGGAATTCCGCTACTCAGTCCTACTCCGGCAGCGGTTGTAGGAACTGCATATAAATTCTGCCATACACCTTTAATAAAAATCTGAATACAGGCTTTATCGATATTATAGATCATAGTACCCGGTTTAACCTTGACCTTCTTACTATCTACTTCATAAGCGGTAACATTTTCTATTTCATCTTTTTGTTTATCAGTAAGACAGGGAAGAGCAAAAGTAGCATTATGGTTATTAGTCCCGGTATTTTGATCGCTGGTAATAGTAAGACCGCTGAACTGAGTTATATTATCTAAATCTGCCATATATTTCCTTTTTATTTTTATTATATCACAGTGTGCTTATAGCCTTTGAAAATCGTATAAATTTAGTTAATTCAAAAAATTACATGCCTCAATAAATCGTTGTATCTTTAGAGCGTCATGCCCATATTGGATATTTGCCTCTGATCGCAAATATGCTATAGCTTCGGGTGTTGGATTATCAAGTTTGCTTAATTCCTGATCTTCAAGAAAACGTTGGAATCTGTAATAATATAGATTATTTTCAGCCCCCTTATATAAAGAGAGAATTTGAAATTTAAGCTCCACTGCATCCGTTCCTCCTTGTATAGTCAAGTTAAGACTATTAGCAAGTAATCCAAGTCCATTTTGAGGGGCTGCCCTTAAGTTATCTGATGTTGTCGTTATTTCAATGTCAGGATTAGAATAACCTGTCCCAACCGATAAAATGCAAACCTTTACTTTTTGCGGAAATAAAATATTAGAAAATGTATAGCCAAGGTCGGTAGGATTATTCTGGTATAGTCCCCCATCGATGAAGAAAGTATTGGGGTCGGCTCCCTGAATGACTGTTGGACGAAAGTATACTGGTGCAGAGGCAGTCGCAACGGCAACATCGACACATGTGTATTCTTGACCGACAGTAAAGTTTTTAATTAGAACATTAGAAAATTGGTAATACTGACTACTTGTAATATTACCATATGGAAAATTAACTTTATCACTACTTGGCCCAGTTCCACCTTGAAATCCTACGGCAGTAATTAAAGTATTAGTTTTTAGTTGGAACATTTTGGTAGTGCCTAAAGCTGTATTTAAAGCACTCCGTAGAGGTTCTTGGTTGTAAATATAAGGTTCTACTCCCGGAACTGCCAGTACAGTTCCTAAAGTAGCAGCTCCTGCCGGACCGAGAGGTTGCAAGGGATTAACTCCCGCTCTAATAGTAAAAATGCTGTCTGCGTTAGTCGTTAATAAATTAATAACATTAGTAGGAGATAAACCATTTGAATATGCTATAGATTGAACACCGCCGATACTTGTTCCGCAAATAATATCAAAATACTTCCATAATTCATTACCATTAATTCCTGCATCATTACAAAATTTCTCTAGAAATGTCGCAGAGAACAACCCTCTAATACCGCCTCCATCTAAAGACAAAATACGTATTATACGCATACTTTTTACTAAATAGGGAATATAAAACAAGTAAATAGCAGTTACTTTTTTAAGGTAACCGCTATTTATCGTAGCTATAGAAATTAATACTCTATGATAATAACACCGCTGCCGCCAATACCGCCGATACCTGCTGTATTTTTGAAAGCACCGCTACCGCCGCTTCCGTAAAGCCCTGCATCTCCGTTTCCTGAAACAACGACACTACTTCCACCGCTTGCAAGAGATGAATTACCACCTTTTCCTGATCCTACTGTTGAAGATGTTGAACAGTTATCGCCTCTTTGACCCGGAATATTAATATCCCCGCCGCTAGCTTCTCCACCGGCTCCTCCTAATTGTATTGCCGTGCTATTAGCAACAACACCATTACTTCCTGCATTAGCTGTAAGTGAAACTGTGCTACTAGTAAATGTTGATGCTTCTCCAGCACTTCCAACAGAATAACTAGACGAAGCACTAAGGTCGGTTATGTACTTGATTACAGTACCACCGGCACCTCCTCCTGTTCCAACTGCAGTAGTAATAGAAGTGTTACCTCCATTTCCACCGCCTCCAATTACAGTAACCTTACCTTTTGTTACTCCTGCTGGTAATATTCCATCTAAAGAACCTGTACCAGACTCTAATACAATCATTCCATGAAGGATAGGATTACCACTGATAACACTAGTTGCTCTACCATAACCATCAAAAGTTATACTTGATGGATTTGTATAAGTTCCTGCTTCAACAGTTGTATTAGCTAGACTTACGATAGGGTTAGCAACATCGGTAGAATCAACGTCTATCTGACCTTCTGTTCCAACAACCGAATCTACCCCACTTGCACTTGAACCATTGCTAGCAGCAGTAATCCTACCTTGAGCGTCTACAGTAATGTTTGCAGCAGTATATTCTCCCGCTTCAACAGTTGTATTAGCTAGACTTACGATAGGGTTAGCAATATCGGTAGAATCAACGTCTATCTGACCTTCTGTACCGACAATAGAGTCTACAGTTCCGATGCTTCCTGAACTCGCAGAAACAATCCTACCTTGAGCGTCTACAGTAATGTTTGCAGCAGTATATTCTCCCGCTTCAACAGTTGTATTAGCTAGACTTACGATAGGGTTAGCAACATCGGTAGAATCAACGTCTATCTGACCTTCTGTACCGACAATAGAGTCTACAGTTCCGATGTCTCCTGAACTCGCAGAAACAATCCTACCTTGAGCGTCTACAGTAATGTTTGCAGCAGTATATTCTCCCGCTTCAACGCCGGTATCAGGTAGCTCAATATTAACATCAATAGGATCGATATTATCAACATAAATAGTATTGTTTCTACTGATTATGGAAGATAAATTAGGAAGCCAAGATAAATTACCTCTTCCATCAGTCATTAGTGATGCCCCTGGAGTACCTGCATCACTAGGAAAATATAAATCTTGATTAAAATTTATATTAACTAATTCAGTAAGATCAGGGCTTGCATTAATTTGCACTACCCCTTGATTAGTTGAAGTTATTCTTAATTTTCCAGATTCTGCAATATCTAGATTACCAACAGAAGCAAACGATGAAGCAGTAACAGTACCATTTAAAGTCATATTACCTGCACTATCAATCTGGGTGGTAGAGTTATTAAGTAAACTTCCATCAGCTCCCCAAGTAACTATTGAATTTGGAGTAGTTGTTTCTGGTAGTAATGTTGAGCTAGCAGAAACAATCCTACCTTGAGCGTCTACAGTAATGTTTGCAGCAGTATATTCTCCTGCTTCAACAGTTGTATTAGCTAGACTTACGATAGGGTTAGCAACATCGGTAGAATCAACGTCTA